AACCTTTATCAGTAGTCAAAATATCATATAAAATCCAAGCAGGATCTGAACACCACTCTTTATCTGTTTTAAATGTTCCATTAAATGTATAGCCATCTGGATAAATAACCCGACCATTAGTGCTGTCAACAGTTGTTCCATGAGGTACTTTTATTTTTGTACCTTTTAACCGATACATGCGTTTTGGATAGGATTGAAATTGTTGCGCGTTAAATCTTATTGCAGCGTAAGCAAATCCCTGATATGCACTTGTATCTGTATTAATTTCAGTTAGTGATAACCATCTGGTTAAATTCTGCAGTTTTGCATCTGTGCCATCTTCGGTATTTCTTATAACAGTTACATTTATCGGAAAACTCATAGTTCTTTCAAAAACTATTTCATAATCCTTCACAAAAGGACTTGTTGCCTTTCCATTAATTACATCTTCAACAACTGGATTTGTTACTGTTCCATCATTCTCTGTTATTCGTATTGATATTTTTACTTCAGCACCAATAATATCTCCATCATCTTTAAATTCTTGTAATGCTGGAATTTGTATAGTGACTCGTATTTTATCAACTGCAGTACTTGAAATTGACCTTGTAACTGAGGAAGCATTTGTAACTTCTACACCAACAGGTACAGTATTTTCAATTGCATTAATTTGTTGCAATGCAGTTTGATTGTCCGCGCCATTTTTAAAAAAAACTTCTACATCAGAAAAATTTTCTACACCATTTGCATCTAGCAATGGTGTACCGTCAAGAAAAACATTTTTACGAAAAGTATTACTTCCAGAACCACCAACATCTATTATCGAATCAATTTCTCCATATCCAAAAAGATCCAGAACTGTTGCAAATTGCTTTGATCTTAGACCACCATCTATAAGGTCAGGATCAACAACCTTTCTATCTGTACCAAATAATTGATCGTCTACTAATCTAGGCATCAGCTTACCGTTTTAACTACTTGTGCTGAATCTGTTCCTGAACTAATTACAATGGAACCACAAAAAACAGAACCATAAATTATAGGGACAGGTACACCACTTGAACTAACATTTTGAATCCCTGAAAAAGTATATGAGCCTCTTATACTAGGATCATTTTGACTTACCTCTGATAATTGTGGCAGTTGTGGAGACGGTGCAATCATTTCAGTAATACCACCTATTAACATGCTAGTTCCAACTGCTGTTAATGTTGTAGTTAAAGCAGTTGCTAAAAATGTTGATCCTAAAACGGCTGCTGGTATTGCAGCACTCGCACCCAAAGCTGCAACACCTATAACAATAGGAACAGAACCTGTAGCTACAGGAATAATTTGTATGTCTCCTTGTCCAGATATTGTAAGAGCATCTTCCGTAATTACTCTACCATTCATTTTTACTTTATAAATTTGGTCATTCATGTGTTTTTGTAGTCCTTCAAAATTTGCTACTAAAAAACATATTGCTTGTTGTGGAGATTTGACAGCAGCTTCAAAATAAGATTTACCTAAAAACCTTCTAAGTTTTCCATATACTTTGATTTTTTTAAGCTGCATATCTATAAACACCTTTAAGCGATTGTTGGTATTTTAAATCAAAAAGCTCCCTACAACTTAGAGATTTTATATTATGATTTAATATCATCATATCTCCAATGTAAACAGCCACATGATCTAAATTGCCTGTTATTGATTGAAAAAGCAAAACATCACCAATCTGTATATCGTCATTTGAAGGTAATTTTTTAAACCCTGTCAAGGGTAAACCTTTTTCAAATAAGGGATCATTTATAAAATCTTTTATTCGTTTTGGTCGTTTCCACTCTTTTAATTTTATGTTTTTTGTTTCTAAATACCAATCAGAAATTATACTCCAACAATCATATTTACCCCACATAAATTTTCTGCCAATAAGAGAAGGAGTTTTCCAGCCACACGGTTCAAGTTTATCCCAATGGTCATGCTCAATACTGTAAATATAATATGGAAATCCCAAATGTTCACAAGCTGCTCTGTCTGTATCTGATGGAGTAGCTGCTCCTTTTGGGTGACTATGTATTACACCGATTATTTCTCCCGTATCTTCACATTCAGCCCAATCATCAGGATCAATAATAAAAAATTCATGCTTTCCAACAGCTAAATTTTTACAAGGCCAAAAAGTTTCTTTCCCTTTAATTATAGCTAATAAACCACACGCTTCATTAGGACATTCTTTTTTTGCATATTCACAAAATAAATTTTTCCAAGTCATTTCAAGCATTAACAAAGGTTCCTACACCAGCAAAATCGGCTCTTGTAACTAATTTTTTTGGAGCTACAACTCCGAATAAATCAAAAGATCCTACAAGTTCAAATTGTACAACCTGTCTATTTTCTACTGTTTTTCTTTCAATAAAATATGTTTCCCTTGGCATCTCTGCTGTTGGATCAACTGAACCAACTTTGAAAGGGTTTATATTTGATGGAAAATTTGATTCATCAAGAAATCTAGCTAAAGTTCTTCTTCTAACTACTTTTGCACCTGATAAATCAGATAATGGGGTGATTAAATTTGTTGTTTGAAGAATTGTTGTAATAGTTCCCAACAAATTTGAAAGTGTTAAAGTAGGCCTTGGCAACTTTCCCTTCCCTGTATATTTAAAACCATCTGCTTTTACAGGCATTCTTGAATATGTGTTTGATTGCCAAATAATGTCTGTACTGTTTTTCATATTATTGCCAGCATGAAATAAATAAACAATAGGATTTGATAAATTTGAATTTACGTTAAAAGAAACATTCCCACTTGTGGACTGTGATGTAGTACCTGTAACTGTAAAAGTATTTGTGGTAACTGTTTGGATAGTGTAAATACCATCAATCCCATTTCCAGAAGTAAAATCAAGACTTAAAATAAGACCAGTAGAAAATCCGTGTGCAGTTAGTGTGATAGTAATCGTTGTCCCTGACTGACTATATGTGGCTGTTTTTGCAGATTTTGTGTAATGCACATCAGCTTTTAATTCGACAGAATATAACTCAATAATTGATTTATTTGTAAGTTGTTGTAATTCTGGAACAGGATTTGCCATTTATGGTTCAAATACCTCTCTAAAACTACAAGTAATTATTGCTCTATTATTGTAAGGAATTGTTTTTGTCCAAGAATCGCACACAAATTGCCCTGCTCCTGATCTAGTAACAGAAACATTACCACTATTTGTAGCACTTGCCGCAGCTGTAACTGTAAAGTTATCACGATCAACTTCAGAGGCTACTGCAAAAGTACCATCTGTTGCTGAACCAGTTGTATAATCAATTGTCAAAATATCTCCTATACCAAAACCATGTGAACTAATGGTTATTGTTACAGTAGTCCCACTTTGCGAATATGTCCCTGTTTTTGTTCCACCTTCTGCTGGTGGTGTAAATGTAAAACTAGCTTGATCATTGACTCTACCTCTTAAAAACCCTTCTATGACATCTGCTTCCGTTTCAGACACGTTAAAAGTTAAATCATAAACTTTCGGGTCTTGAGTTAACGGAAGACCATATAAAGCTCTAAATTCATATCCATCACCAAGAGAGGTAACCCTTACTTTTGGCTTGCTTGTTTTTCTCATTCCGTAGGTCGGAGAGATACTTGGAAAAGTTGCCATTACCTATTTAATAAACCCCCTGCCCTTTGTTCATCAATTATAGTTGCTTGCACAACACTGGCAATTAAACCTCCAAGCTGATCCGCGTCAGATCCACTTCCTTGAACAGAAGTTCCAGAGGCATCAACATTTACAGTAATCATATTATTTGTTGTATTACCACCGCCTAATGCATTGTTTGGAATAATTGTCCCAGCAGTTCTTGGTACAAAAAGTTCAGGTCCTCTTTCTCCGACAAGTGAGGCTCTACCAACTGGTGGTCTACCACCATTTGCAAAACCTAGAGTTGGACTTAAATCACTTGTAAATGCAAAAGCATTTGGACCACCCAAAAATGGGTTGCCACCACCCCCACCTCCAAATATGTTACCTAGAACATTTCCGAAAAAATTACCAATACCCGAAACGGCACGTTGCATTGCAACTTCAACAAGTTTTCTCTTTAAGTTGTTTAAAACACCTGTTGCAGCTTCAGCTAAAGTTTTTGTTCCCATAACAGCATCAGTAAGCCCAGAAACAATACCATCTTCAATTCCTTGACCTATTTCCATAAATTTTTCTTTTAAACCATCAGTTTGATTTATTGCTTCATCAAGAATAAAAATAGATGAATCTAATGTCTGATTAAAAGCAGTTGCAGCATTATTTGTTTCAATTATTTTTTCTGTCTTTTCTGTTTGTTTTTTATTAATTTCTTCTAAGATTGGCACCTCTTCAAAAGATTTTTGTCTTAATTTTTCTCTTTCAATATTTGCTTTTCTTAAAAGTCTAAACTGTTCTCTGAAAAACTTGTTTTCTTCTTTACTTGCAAAGACACTCTCCCCTCTAAAATTTGTACCAAACTTAGTTGCAGTTAATCTTGCTGCATCTCTTTGTGCATCTTGCTCTGCTTTTGCAACATTACCTAAACCAACATCACCAATATCTCCAAACCTACTAAATATTTTTTCAATAGCTACCACACCTTTAGTTGCTAGGTCTAATGCACCTTTTATTGCTGGAGACAGTATTTCTCCGATGGTTCTTGCCAAACTTTCCGTTGAATCTATTAAAGTTGATAATTTTCCATTTAACGTTGTTGCTTGAGAGGAAGCTCCTTCAAAAAAGGCACCACCTTCATTAGTTAAATTTATAAGTGCTTGATTTACGAGATCAGCTCCAATCTTTCCTTGCCTTTGTGCTTTTTCAAAAGCCTC